TCGACGGCCAAGGCCGAGGTGAAGGAGAAGGAGCTCGGCGACGAGGAGCTCCGCAAGGCGTTCGACGAGGCGTTCAGCAAGACGACCTACAACGACGAGGACGAAGAAGACACGCCTGCCACGAGCAAGCGCGCCTACAAGGACGCGCGCCGGCAGGGCAAGAAGACCACCACCGCGGATGCGCCCCAGGACGCCGCGGAGGAGGACGACGACGACGTGCTCGAGCAATCGCCCGAAGAGGACGAAGAGCTCGAGGACGACGACGACGGAAGCGACGAAGAAGACGACGACGACGAGGCCGAAGACGACGATGACGAGGCGGACTCCGCTCTCGACAAGGCGTACAAGGTCCTCGCGCTCGACGGCTTCACCGCTGGCGACCTGAAGAACCTCTCCAAGGAGCGCATCATCGCGCTCGCAGAGAAGGCTTCGAAGCGCCAGTCGGACGTCGCGAAGAAGCTGCAAGCGAAGGCCGAACAAGAGAAGGCCAAGAGCGACGAAGCAGGGACACGACCCGATGCCGAGGATGGCGACGACGCCACAACCTCCAAGGGACTGCGCGTGGACCCCAAGCGGCTCAAGGCGGTGTTCGACGACGAGGCGGCGGAAGCGATTGCCGGCACGGTCGAGGGCTTCATCGACGGCGTGGGCGGGGAGTTCAAGAAGACGCTGGAAGGGATGCAGTCGCAGCTCACCGAGCTCGCGATGGAGAACTTCCGGTATCGACTCCAGCGCCTCATGCCCGAGCACGCCGACGACCTTGACGATGGTCGCACTTGGGGCCGAGTGGTCAAGAGGATGGCGGCGCTTCGCCAAGTGAACGAGCACCGCTCTGCGGACGAGCTCGCTCGCGAGGCGCTCGCGGCCGTCTTCAAGGACCGAAACACCAATCGCAGTCCCAAGCGTGGCGAGCACGATCCCGTGACGCCGCGGGCACCCACGAATCGTCGAACGCCTCCGCGTCCGATGGATCGAGCGGCGATCGAGCGAGCGATCTTCGAGACCTCGACCGATCCCAAGCTGACCATCGACCAGCGCCGACAGAAGCTCCGGGAGCTCTCGGCCATGCGATCGAAGTAGCCGCGCGTCCAGAGCCCCAAGGAGGGGCCTGAACCATGGCATTCGGAAGCGCGACGACGAGCATCAGCTCGGCGTTCGCGGACTTCTTCACGAGCACGACCAAGCAGACCTACTCGGATGCTGGCAAGTTCGTGCTGGAGTTCGCTCGGCGGAGCTACCTGCTCAGCCGTCTCACCAAGGGCAAGGCGTCCAAGTCGTTCCAGAACGGCGCCTCGATCCAAGACTACGTGATCTTCTCCGAGGGCGGGCGCGGTCAGCGCTACGACCCGCAGGGCGAGCTCACGCCGGAGAACCGTCAGGGCATGGTCCTGCACGACGCTCCGTGGGCCTTCACGTCGTACGACCTCACCTGGACGAAGCACGAGCTCGCGCTCCAGGCCGGTGGCCGTGACCGTGACGGGCAGTTCGCCGTCTTCAAGCGCGTCCGTGACGCGAAGCTCGCGATGCTCAAGGGCCGGTTCTCCAACTCGACGGAGGATGACCTCTGGGCGCAGCCGCGCGCGACCGTCATGGAGACGCGCACGAGCTCGCTCCCCCAGGAGCCCATGTCGATTCCGGCGATGATCAACGAGTTCACGAACGGTCTGATGACGTCCGCCTACACGCCGGACGCGACCACGTGGACCACGAAGCAGGGCATCGCGGTCGCCACGCGCACCGACTGGCAGGCGTACAAGACGACCTACCTCGACGACGTGGACGCCCTCTCGAGCGGGTCGTACTACGACGTGTTCAAGGCGTTCACCGCGGCGGAGATCGCGACGCGGTACGACAAAATGCCGTTCATGGACAACGAGGAGGACCTGCAAGCCGACAAGGGCCCGCAGCTCTACGTCACGTCCGAGGCCGGCCTCAAGAACGTCTCGACGGGCCTCGCTCTGATGAACAACTACGGCCGAAGCGGGGCGCAGGACCCGAGCTACTCCAGCCCGGTGTTCAACGACAAGCCGATCATCTCGTGCCAAGCCCTGAACACCGCGGACATCTACCCGAACGCGGGCGGGACGGCACTCGTGGACGAGGCGGATGCCACGGTCGTCGGACGTTCCGGCGGTGCGGCCCCCGTGGCGCCGCGCTTCTGGCTCCTCAACACGTCGGCCATGTCGATGATCTGGCACACCGACAACTACTTCGAGCCGAACCCCGATGGTCCGGTCTCGCCGTACCGACAGCCGCACGTCAAGACGCTGTGGTACGACACGTGGGGCAACCTGTTCTTCCGGTCGCTCCGTCACCACGCCCTGATCTACCCCGGTGGGGCGCTCACCTGAGCGACAAGGAGGCAACTCATGTACTTCGTGCTTCGTGAAGGCCGTGTCTCGATGGGAATCGAGCTGGCCCGTTTCGAGGTCAGCGTCATCCAGCGCGTCGGAACGACGCTGTTGGTCGGCGACGTCCTGATGCTCGACCTCGACAACACCACCTACTCCAGCGATGCCACGGAAAGCGGCATCTACGGAAACGCCATCGCCCCGAACGCTTCGGGTTCGGGTGGCACCCTCGCCGGCCTTCTGTGGCCGTTCGTCCTCGTGACGACGGGCGCCGGTTCGGCCAGCGGGACGCGCGTCAATGCCTTGGCCTTCGGTCACGGCAAGGGCAACGTCACCAACGCTGGCGGCATCGCGGCCTTGAAGGGCTACGGCCTCAGCAACCAGGGCGGTGGAGTCAAGACGATGGCGCTGTCCAACGGGGTCGCTGCCATCGGCTACAAGAAGCTCGGTTGGGTTTCGGGTCCCGTCACGCACACCGTGGCGGTCGGCTCGGAACAGATCGACGTCTACTTCAACGGCATGGGCATCACGGCCTGATCGGAGGCAACCCATGGCAAAACTCAGCAACCTCCAACCCGGCAACCTGCTCGTCGTGAGCACGGCTTCCCTCGGCAGTTCTCCGGCGAACGTCGTGCTCTGGCCCTCTGCTGGAGGTGGTGGAACGGGAGCTCCGGTGAACGACGTCGCCTTGTCCGAGTTCTCGGGCTTGACGGGAACGGACAACCGTCCCATCGCGATCGACGGCGTGATGATCACGAGCGCACACACCGCGGCCACCGCCATCACGTTCTACCGACGCGATGGCACCACGGTGCTGTTCACGATCACCGTGCCGGCGAACCAGGTTCCGATCTTCATTCCGCTCGGACAGGCAGGCCACGGGTTCGCTCCCGCGGCTTCCTCCAACGTCAACGGATTCGCGTGCAAGACGGACCACGCCTCGACCACCTTCGCGGTGGCGTGGCGTCGCGTCCTGCGCAACACGGGCCGCTGACTTCTTCCTGGGGGCCGGGTACTCCTGAGCCCGGCCCCTGGGCTCTTCTTCAAGGGAACATGCGATGCTGACCGTCCTCGAGCTCCAACGATTCATCCGTCACACGCTCGGCGGAGCGGAACCTCCCAGCGAAGTTCCCTCGATCTCGCTCATCAACGAGGCCGGCGAGGAGCTCGTCAACGCGCGCCGTTGGAATTGGCTCGTCCGTCCCGAGACTCCGCTCTCGCTCACGGCCTCGCAGAACTACATCAACCTGCCCAGCGACTTCGGAGAGGTGATCTCGCTCGAGATGGCGGACACGCTGAACGGCCAGATGATCGCGGTGACTCCGAAGGAGATCATGGCCTGGAGGTCGACTCCGGTTCCCGCGGCCCCGACGACGTTCTATTGGACGATCGAGTACCAGGGCACGAGCGCGGCCGGTGCTCCGGTTCCGCGCATCGCGCTGCACACCGATCCCACGACGTCGCAGGCGAACGCCATCCGTTTGATCTACCGAGCCGGCTGGACCCCGCTCTCCGCCGACGGAGATGCGGCCGTCATCCCGACATGGATGGAGTCGCTCTACCGCGACTTCCTCACCGCGGTCGCGCGCGGCCGATGCGAGGAAGACATCGCGACCGTCGGGGATCGCCTCGAGGTCGTCCTGAACAGCTCGTCCTTCCGTGCAAAGGCCGCGCGCGATGCGGCCACCCAGGTGAACCGCGGGCAGCTTGCCGGCGGAGCCGTGCGCACGATCCCACGTCCCATGCTCTTCAACCCCGACACCACGGTGGGGACTCCGGTCCAATACTGACCCGTGCAGAAGCCCATCCCGTTCCCGATCGGTGGTCTCTCGGACGACGGCCCGTTCAGCGAGCAACCTCCGAACACGACGCCGGACGCGCAAAACGTCCGCGCGATCGACTCGCCGACCGGGCGCACGCGAGGATCCGTTCGGTCCGGTATCACGGAGGTCTCGTCGACGCCCGTGAACGGTAACAACGTCGGGCCCAAGCGGATGGTGCAGGTTACGTTCGACTCGCGGAAGAGCGAGTACACCGGCATCGGGCCGACGAGCGCGAACGAGACTTCCCCGGCTCGTCAGCCTGCGTCCCCGGTCTACAACCTTGCCGTCGACAAGCAGGGCAACCGCTACACGATCGACGGCAAGGCGAACCTCATCAAGTACACGTCCTCCAACGAGGCCGTGTGGTCGTTCGCGGTCCCCGTTCTCGACACGGCGCACCTCTGCCGGGCGATTGCGGTGGACGACAACGGCCTGATCTTCGTCGGCGTTTCGGCCAACGGTCGCGTGGAAGACGCTCGGATCTTCGCGCTCCAGCAACTTCCCGATGAGAGCGTCGAGGTCCTGTGGACTCAGGACGCTGGCGGGTTCGTCGAGACGCTCTCCGTGTACCGCTCGAGGCTCATCGCGCTCGTCAACAACACGACGACCTGGGAAAGCTGGGTAGTCGCCTACGATGGCGCGCAGACCGTGGAGCCGTCCGAGGCGTGGCGTTCGGTGGCGGCGTACCCGTCGAACGGGATGTGGGTGGATCCCAAGCGCGGCCGAATCGCGGTCTGCGCCAACGGGAACGCCACGCGCGGATACCTGCCCGAAATGGCGACGACCTCGCACTCAAAGGTCACGACCGACTGGACGCCGCGTGACGTGGCGAACTACGAGCGGAGGATCTGGGCGTGGTATCGGGCCGAGGACCTTGCCGACGCGCTCGAGGACGGCGCGGAGGTCACGGTGTGGCCCGACCGATCGGGGAACGGACGTCACCTCTACCTTCCGGCCAGCGTGACGGCTCCGACGTTCGTGCGCCGCTCGATGGGGCGCAAGGCCGCGGTTCGGTTCGCGTCGGGTCAGTACCTCAAGTCGGCGATGAACGGCGCGCTCACGCGCGGGTTCGCTACCGAGCAATCGACGGTGGTCCCCGCGTACAAGCACGAGAGCGGAACGACCGGGTACACGGGCAATACGCAGTTTGCGATGTTCGTGCTCGGACGTACCGATCCCTCGGCAGTCGATCCGAGCGCTGGCACGCTGAAAGGCATGTGCTTCTTCCGACAGAAGGGAGACAACGCGGCGACGGCGGCGGCTTCGTACAGCCACCATCTGATCCTGAACCTGAACACCGCGGCGCTCACACTCAACGCTTGCGCGTACTCGGCGAATCAACTCCGCTACGCCTACACCGTCGACGCCACGACGAACCACCCAGTCCTCGTCAACGCATCCGGGACTACGGTCGGAACGGTGCTGCAAGGCTCGTGGTCCTCGGGACTCGCCACGACCAACGCTTTCCTTTCGACGCTTGTCGTCAACTTCGGCCAGACGCAGGCTGCGGGCGACCACCCGAGCGTGCTGCGCGTGAACGGCACCGAGATCGACACCTTCTCGATGGGAACGGCGGCGCCGCTGAACTTCCTGAGCGGATCGACTGGAGCGAGCGAGGTGGGATCGGTCCCGATCACGAGCACGACCGTTGACCCGTTCCGTGGGACCATCAGCGAAATCATCGTCTTCGGTCCCGATCCGACGAACACGGTGGGGAACTTCAGGCCGCTCTCGTATCCGTGGACCGCTGGCTATGCAGGCGGGATCCCGGACGCAACCGGGGACAGCGACCTCGAGCGCGTCGAGGGATACCTTGTTCACGACCACGGATGCAGCGAGATCCTTCCAGCGGGACATGCGTTCTCGCTCTCAAAGGGTCCTCCCAACAAACTCGGGATCACGTCGCACTCGCTTCCTTGGCTCTTGAACAGCGCCGGCCAATCGCTTGCGCGGTGGTCTCCGGCTGGCGAGCTCGAGTGGGTTTTGACGAGCTACGACGCCTATCGCGCATTCGCGGAGCAGAGCGTTGGTGGTCTGGGGTTTGGTGTGTCCGGTGACTCTGATGGCAACCTCTACACCATCGGTCCGATCAAGATCTATGCGCCCGGAGCCAACAACGACTACTCGGCAATTCGAAAGATCATCGACAACGGAGGATCCGCGACGTTCTCCGCTCCGACAACGACGCCGCTCACGTTCTCGGCCACGAAAGCCAGCACCACGGGAGCGTGGAACAAGACGCACTCCGACCTCGTAGAAAACACGGTGGCCCCTGAGCCGACGATGCTGGCGGAGTACGCCTATCGGAAGCTCGGAACCGACAAGCACGACGTCACGTACTACCCCTGGGATGGAACGGCCGGATCGCAGTTCGTGGACGTCGCGGTCGTGGCCTACGACAAGACAGGTGGTAACGGCTTCACGAACAGCCGGGCGATCACGGGCGCGGCCGGGCTTACGCTCAGCGGAAACCCCAACTGCTACGTAGCGATCCCCGATCCGAACGTGCCCGAGTACGAGATCGACAAGACGACTGGGAACCGGGTCCTGACGGGCAGCGAGCAGAACGCGCTTCCTCGAGCGGAGTTCCTCTACGTCGGCGTGTCGGGAACGACGCCCGTGCGCAAGGTGGCGTTCGTCACCGTGGGGCAGAAGACAGGCTCTCCGCGCGAGCTCCAGGTGTTGACGGTGTGCGGTGGAGCGGTGAAGAAGGGAACCGCGACCATCAGCGCTCCCGCTGGATTCGGAACGCTTGCCCAGCCCGAGCTCTCGTCGACGGCTGAATGGATCGACGCCGCGGTGGCGTTCGCTCGCGTCTACTTCACGGACCGCAACACGTACCGCGAGTACGATCCTAAGACGGATGTCGTCAAGGAGTACAAGGCGACCAAGGGTAGGATTCCTCCGCGGTGTTCCTTCCTCACGTTCTGGCGCGGCCGAATGGTCGCTGCGCGTGCCGCCGACGACGGCCACCTGTGGCACATGTCGAAGCAGGGCGACGTGTACGACTGGGACACCGATCCCGCCGTCATCAGCTCGGTGCAAGCGGTGTCGGGATCGTCTTCCGGTCGAATCGGAGCGTGCCCGGACATCATCAACGGCGTCGTGTCCGTCAACGACGACGTGCTGCTCATCCTCTGCGATCACTCGACGTGGCAGCTCACGGGCGACCCACAAGCCGGCGGCGAGTTCGATCTCATTTCGGACGTCGTGGGTGGCGCCTTCGGGCGCGGTCAGGTGCTCGACCCCGAGGGGCGCGTCTACTGGTTCGGTTCCCGCGGTGGCGTCTATCGCAAGGCACCGTTTGGTCCGATCGAGCGCATCAGCGTTCGCTCGATCGAGCGCCGATTGCAGAACGTCGACTTGTCGACGGTCACGATCGGGATGGAGTGGGACTACGAGGACGAGGGCCTTCGGATCTTCCAGTTCCGGTACTCCCCCAACGGCGCCGTGCAAACGCATTGGTTCTGGGACGCGAAGAACGGCGGGTGGTGGGAGGACAAGTACGGCCTCACGAACTACCGCATCCAGCCAACCGCGACGCTCGTCTCCGACGGGGACGGAACCTCGGACCGCGTGCTGTTGTACGGGTGCGAAGACGGCTTCATCCGCAAGGTCGATCGCACCTCGAAGAAGGACGGGACCACCGCGAGCTTCCAGTCTCCCGTGAGTCAGCCGGTTCCGATCGCCGCGCACGTCGTCATCGGACCGCTCTGGGCGGCCGAGGAGGGCCAGGAAGGGCGCATCACGTCGGTCACGGCGGAGATGTCCTCGACCCAAGGCGAGGCGATCATCGAGCTCTTCACGTCCGACGTGTCCGACAACCGCGGTTCGGCGAAGGCCGAGTTCACCGCGGGCCCCGGCCGTAGTCCCAAGGCGATGATCCGCGCGCGCGGCGCCTACGCATGGCTCAAGCTGCGCAGCGCGGATCACCTCAACCGCTGGGCGTTGGAGCACCTCGAGCTCGAGGTCTATCCTGCCGGAAGGAAGCGCGTTTCCCCATGAGCCGAATCAACCGTCCCCAGTCTGCTCCCATCCATCGCGCGCGCGTCCCTGGAGCTCCCGGCCTTGCGGCGCGCATCCGCAGGAACGCGGCTCAGGAAGCGTCGCCGGTCTCGTTGGATGCTCCCTTCGCCGTCGATCGCGTGAGCGGCAAGCAGACGATCGCACACGACTCGACGTTGCGGATCGCGCAGAACAAGCTCGGCATCAACCCGCTCCCCGCGCGTTCGGACCTGAGCTCGAGCGCGACGCTCGAGCAGACCATCGCGGCCTACAACAAGCTCGTCGCCGACCTGCGCGCGAAGGGACTGATGCTCAAGTGATCCTGCTGGCGACCAAGGCCGACATGGACGACGTGGTGCGGATCTTCTCGCACCCCGACGTCTTGCCGTACATCGAGTTCGATGAGCCGACTTGGATGCTTCCACGACGGGTAGAGGAGACGTGGGATCGGTTCGCCTACTTCCTCGAGCCGACCCGTCGCGGGTTCTTCCAGATCGAAGCAGCGGGAGAGGCAGAGCCCGATGCCGTTGTGGCGCACGTCGCGGCCTACCCGGAGATCCGCGGACGAGCTCTCCTCTCGGCATGGCGCGAGGTCGTCGTCTTGCTTCAGGGGGCGAGCGTCGAGCGCGTCTACGCCTGGGTGCCCAGGAAGAACGATCGTGCCTGGATGTTCGCGTTGCTGTGCGGGCTGATCCCGTGTGAGGAACCCTGTGGGAACCCTCGTCCTGACCACTACACTTCCGAGGACGGATACTGGCTCTACGTGAGCCTGAAGGAGCACAAATGGGCGGTTCGCTAGGAGCTCTCGCTGGCGGCGGCGGAGTGGGGTACTTGTTCAACAAGGACTACCAAGCCGCGAAGAAGGCGAAGAAGAAGAACGAGCGCAACGTGCGCGACACGCGCCAGATCTATCTCGACGCGCTTGATCGTGCGAGGTCGCTGGGCGCGAAAGGCGAGGCCGCTCAACTCCAGATCATGCCCTTGCTTCAGGGAAGCCAGAACCGCGCCTTGAAGATGACGGGCGCGCTCGGGCGCTCGAGCGCACAGGGGATCGCGGACCGATCGCAACAGATGATGGGTGATGTCCAACAGCGTCTCGCAAGCACGGGCCTCTACAACTCGACCGGGCAGATGAGCGCGGCGCGCGGCGTCAACTCCGACACCTCGCGCGCGATGCTCGAGCTCCAGCAAGCGCTGGCCGGCGTGCAGTCGGGGATCGTGCAACAGGGCGCCGGCCAGCAGGCTCAGGCGCTCCAAGGGCTCTCCGGGTACTACCAGGGGATGAGCGCGCAGGAGGCCGCGATCATGCAGGAGCTCGCGCGCTACATGGGCGGGATCCAGTATCAGGCCGGCCCCTCGATCCTTGGCAGCCTCGCCGGGCTCGCTGGCGCGGCTGGCCGCGGCTTCATGGGCATGGGCGGCATGGGCGGCGGAATGGGCGCTCCCGGTGGGATGGCGCAGGGCTACGGCAACACGTTCGGCGGCGGCTACGGTGGCGGAGGGCTCTTCTGATGCCCCAGATCCTCTACACCGGGTCTCCGCTCGCGCACCCGCTCCAAGGTCTCTCCGACGTCGCGCAGGGGTTCTCGGAGGGGATGGCGCAGCGTCAGCTGATGGACGCGATGCTCCAGGATGCCGCGATCCGACACCTGCTTGCGCAAAACGCCGACGCGCGCGCGCAGGAGGATCAAGACTGGAAGCGCACGCAGCGTCCGATCGAGGCTCGCCAGCGCGACGCGCTCTTCGACCTCAACAAGCGCAAGGCCGAACAGGAGCTCGAGCGTGGTCAGCTCCAGCTCGACTCGTACAAGGGCGCCACTGGAGCGAACTACGACCAAGCGGTGTACGACGACTACGACGCCTACGTGGCCGATCAGCTCAACGGTCTCAGCGGAGAGGACAGCGACCCGGCGGCACTTCAGGCGCTCCAGGCCAAGATCAAGACGCGCCGTTCGATGCTCGAGAACGCAGGTCTGGGCATCATCGACCCGCAGAAGCGCGCCGCCGCCAAGAACTACGTGGCGCGGATGCTGATGTCGCCGTTGCGCGACGAGGTAAGCCCTCTTGTGCGCGAGCAGGTTCGACGCCAGATCGACCGCATCGGACGTCGCGGGCACCTTTCTCCGAACAGCAGGGCGGCGTCCGAGCTCGAAGAGATGCGGATGCGCTTGGACATGCCGGGCACCGACCCGCGTCAGCTTCGGAACCGCATCAGCGAGCTCAACGACTACGTTTCGCAGGACCTTGCCTATCAAGGAGAGGTCGAGTCCGTGCGCAACGAGATCGCTGGCTTGCAAGGCCAGTTCGGAACCTACGACGCGCGCGCTGAGCTCGCTCGTCTTGACGCCCTTCTTCAGACGGGCACGATCAGCCCTTCGCAGTATCGCAAGCAAGCGATCGAGCTCGCGCTGCGAGGAACGGCCGATCCGCGCGAGATCGCGTGGTCCGAAGCCGTCAAGGCGCTCGGGAAGGATGCAACCCCGGAAGAGGTCGAAAGGCTGGCGAACTCTCGCTTGCGGTTCCTCGGCCAGCTTCGCACCGAGGCCGTCAACCCGTCCCCGATGGACAAGAACCCGTTGGGCTTGCCGCCGCTCGAGCAGAACCGCGGTGGAACGGGATCGCTCATGCCTGAGCTTCCCGGAGCCAACGTGCAGAGCAGCCAAGCCACGGCGGCACCTTCGCAGGACATGGCGGCGCAAGGGTCGCAAGCCGGAGGTCAGACGAGCGTCGAGGACACGGTGCGCGAGCTGATGAAGGCTGGCAAGGTCGAAGAAGCCAAGGCGTTTGCGCGTGCCAACGACAAGAGCCTGACGAAACCCACGCCCATCGGACCGGAGATGAGCCAGGAGCAACTTGTCGACTCGTTGTACTCGGGCGCCAAGAAAAGGACGCCGCAGGTGTCCGACATCCGGCCGGAGATCAACGCTCCGAAGAAGACCGCTCCCGAGAAGCCTCGCGTCCTTGGAGACGAAGAGCTCCAGCAAAGCTACGACGAGCAGATGGACGAGGTGGTGTCGGCGATCGACGACCTCAAGAAGTACGCCGGACGTCGTGATGCCAAGGCCCCGACCCTGCGCAACCCGCAGGGTGCTCCGCGTCCCGACGAGATGAAGTTCCGCCAGGAAGATGTCGCCGCGGCGCGCGCGCGCCTGGATCAGATTGTGGAGGAGATTCGAGCGAAGAACGGAGGTAGGCTGCGCGTCGACGTCGAGGACCTCCTGAAGTCGGTCGAAGGGCTCAAGTAGTGGCGCAAGATCCCGAGCAGCAGCAGGCGGAGTACGACCCCGAGTTCCTCGCGGCGTTCGAGGCGAAGTACGGATCGTCGGCTCCGGCCAAGCAGGAGTACGACCCGGAGTTCGAGGCCGCGTTCTGGGACAAGTACGGCCCCACGGCCAAGGACTACGCCGAGGAGACGCTTCGATCGATCAACCGCGCGATCGCGTCGGGGCTTGGTCAGACCCTCGAGGCCACTCCGAACCTCACCGACACCGCCGCGCGCGCGTTCCTCCCCGAAGGCCGGGTCCAGGACGTGATCCGCGGCGCGACGCGCCTCAGCCCCTTGAGCATCGCGGGCCGCGCGCTGAACCGCGCCTCCGAGGACTACGCTCCTCAGCTCCCCGACTACAAGCAGGACCTCGGACCGGAAGGGCCGTCGAAGACCGCGCGCTTCCTGACCGGGCCGTTGTCCGAGGGCGTCGGGTCGACGCTGACCTTCTTGGCCGGCGGTGGCATCGCGCGCGGCGTGGGCGCGGGAGTGCGCGGCATGACGGCGACCATGGCGATGCTCGGCGCCGCTCAGAACGCCGAGGACGCGCGCGCGGAGGCGCAGCGCATGGGCGCCACGCCGCTCCAGGAGCTCGGCGCGGCCGGCGTGAGCGGCGCGCTTGGCACGCTCGAGGCCGCGGAGCCGGCCATGCTCCTCTCGCGCCTCGAGCGCGTCGTCGGGAAGGACATCATCCGCAAGGCGCTCGTCGAGCTCGCGACCGAGACGACCACGGAAGCCGCGACCGAGGCGGTCCAGCAGCTCGGCCAAGACCTCTACGCGCGCGGCACCTTCGACCCCGAGCGCGACCTTGGAGGCTGGCAGGAGGCGGGCTTCCAGGGCGGCGCGGTCGGCGCGTTCATGTCCGCCCTTGTCAGCGGCGCCCACATCGCCCAGCACAAGATCGAGCGGTCTCGAGAGATGTCTCAGGCCGGCCGCGCGATTGCGAACCGCGTCGTCCCTCCGGGGACCACCGTCGGCGCGGCGCCTGCGCCCTCGACCTTCGCCCCCGGCCTCCAGAACGCCCCCGGCCCGGATCCGCTCGCGCCCTCTGGAGCTCCGCAGGCCACAGCATCAGCACCGCCCCTGGCGGCATCTGGTGCCGGTGCCGAGCCATCCGAGCGCGCGCAGGCGCTCGCGCGCCGCACGCTCGCTGCCAACCGCTCCCTCGGCTTCCTCACCCCCGAGCAGGAGCAGGGGGCCCAGGTGGGCGGTCCGGGGGACGACGCCGAGCAGGTGGCCCTCGACGCAGCCACGCGCGCGATGGGGTTCGACCCGGCCTGGATGGACGCCGGGACCCGGCTCCGCGGCATGGGCGCCGCATCCGACGGCTCGACCATCGTCTTCGACCGCAACGCCTCCTCGGGCGAGCGGCTCTTTGCCCTCGTCACGCACGAGTGGACCCATGCCATCCGCTCGCTCGACGGACGCCCGCGGGAGAACTGGAACCGCTACCGGGACCGCCTGCGCGCGACCCTCCCCGACCTGTACGACGCCTCGGAGGCGACTGCGAGGGAAGCGAGGAAAGCCAAGGGGATCGTGCTCGACGAGGACACCGCCGAGAACGAGGCCGTCGCGACCGCGACCGAATCGCTCGGGGGATTCCTGCGCTTCGCCTACTTGGACCCGAACGCGGCCGTGCGCCTCGCCACGGACAACCCCGGCTTCTTCGTGAAGGGGCTGCGCGCGCTCGTGCGCTCCGTGCAGCGCGTCGGAATCCCGATCTCGACGCCGCACCTCTCGCGCCTCGCGCAACTCGACGCCGAGCTCGAGCGGCACGTCGGCGCGCTCGGGCCGGGCGAGAAGAACGTCCAGGGGATCGACAAGCAGAAGGCGCTCCAGGTCGTGCTCGCGGCGAAAGAGCTCTTCGACTGGATGCAGGCGAACCCGGCGCGCGCGATGGCGCAGACCGGCGCGGCGGAGGTCGCCCCAGGCGCGGCCGTCCCCCCCGCCAAGGTGGTTCCGGCCGCGCCCGCGGCTACTGCCCCCGCAGAGTACGTCGAGCCGCCCGCGGCCGTCCAGCCGCAACCCGCGTCGTCGACCATGGGCTACCCGGAAGCCCAGATTTCGCCCACCGAAGCCCAGCCGCAGCCCATCCCAGAGCCCACGGAAACCCCCGCCCCTACCCCTCCCAGCACGCCGGAAGCTCCGCCTCCGAGCGGGGAGGAGGGGGCGACTCCCGAGCCGACGCCCACGCCTGCACCTCCACCCGCGCCGCCCACGGCACCCGGCCACCAAGTCAAGGACGGGCCGGACATCATCCGGCACATCCTCGCGACCACGGAAGGACCGCTCTCGCGCGGGGACGCGAAGGTGGCCGTGCAGCTCATGGAGCCGACGGCTGACGACAAGCGCACAGAAGAGGTCCTCGAGGCCGGCTTCGTGCGCCACGCGCGCTCGATCGTCTGGGACATGAAGGCTCGGGGCTACAAGCCGAACGCGATCTTCGATGCGCTCGTGAAGCTCTACGAGCGCCAACCGAAGCTCCAGACGCGCACCTCGACCTCGGCGCGCGAGCAGGCGTACTCGACGCCGCTTCCGCTCGCTCACCTCGCGGCACGGCTCGCCAAGATCCAAGCGAAGGACGTGGTGTACGAGCCCACCGCCGGCAACGGAGCGCTCGTCATCGAGGCCAGCCCGAGCAACGTGATCGCGAACGAGCTCAACCCGAGCCGAGCGAAGGAGCTCTTCAAGCAAGGCTTCTCCGTCACGCAGGAGGACGCCGCGCGCCGCCTTGCTGCTCGCGAGCGCGCAGACGTCGTGATCGCGAACCCGCCCTTCGGGAAGCTGTACGACGACAAGGGAAACGTCATCGAGTTCTCGAACGACACCTTCGAGGGCCGCGGCTTCCGCACAAAGGCGATCGACCAGCAGATCGTCCTGAACGCGCTCTCGACGATGAAGGACGACGGCCGCGCCGTGCTCATCATGGGCGGCCCGAAACCGCAGAAGATCGAGAACGGAACGCAGGCCGACCACTACAACGCGCTCGAGCAACGCCGGTTTTGGAGCCAGCTCCACGACCACTACAACGTCGTCGACCACTTCACGGTGAGCGGCAAGCTGTACGAGAAGCAAGGCGCCGGCTGGCCCGTTGACGTCATCGTGATCGAAGGCCGGGGCAAATCGTCCCTGCCTCTTCCTGGCGGAGCGGTCCCCAGGGTCTACACTTCCTGGGAGCAACTGAAGGAGCTCCTCGATGGCAAACGCGCTGTGGAATCCGAAGGGCAGCGACCGCCGACTGGCGTCGGTGGAACTGCCGAGGGAACGCAAGGAACCGCTCCCGATGAGGGAGTGGGAGGAGCTCCTGGAAGCTCGCGTTCAGGCGATGGTCGAGGCGGACGCCGACGCTCAGGGGACCGTCAAGGCGCTCCTGGTGGACAAGGGAGTTCTCAGCAGTCAGGACCTTCCGCAGGACCGAGCGGAGTGGGGCCGAGCCCTGGTGTCGCTCCTGGGCCTGTGGGTCCTGGAGCAGGACCAGGAGTGGCCGGCGAAGGGCCCGTTCCGGGGAAGCCGAAGGCCGGCGAGTCCTCCGACGGAGGAAAGTCTGGGAGCGTGGATCGGGAGGGTCCGCTCGAAGCTCCCACGGGAAGAGTAGAGATCCCGAGCGACGAAGACCTGACCGCGTTGTTCGAGAACGAGCTCGGGATCGAGCCCAAGACTCCTCCGCCGACGACAAAATCCAAGGGCGACGACCTCGCGAGCGACGCCGCAAAGCTGCAAGACCTCTTCGCGGTCGAGCCGATCGACGAGGAGAAGTATGCGCAGGCGGCGCCCGTCTTCAAGCGCATCACCGAGGCCATCGGTACGCAGATCCGTGACGCGCGCGAGCTCGTCAAGGCCATCGCGAACTACCTCACCAACACCGCGCGCTGGGCTCAGGAAAAGCTCCGGGCCGCGGTCCCCTACCTTGTCCGGTACGCGAAGGAATACCTGCGCGACGTCCAGAAGGTCGAGGACGCGAAGCGGCTCGAGGACGTCAAGACCGGAGAGCAGACGAGCGAGTTCCAGGTCAAGTACACGCCGGCTTCTCGCGCTCGAAGCGTGACGACCCTGATCCCCGCGAACATGCGGGACGCGACCACGCGCGCGCTCAACCGGCTCCAGCAAAGGGTTGGCAGCCTCGACGAGTTCGTAGCGAAGGAGCTCGGCTACACGCTCGAGGAGGTCATCGGCACGCGGACGCCAATCGAGCCGCCCCGGCGCTTGGGGCGCAGGACGTCGCTCCGCGGAATCGGGCCTCGGGTGGCCGTCGACCGAACCTTCGATCCGACGTCCAGGGTGATCGAGAAGCCCGGCTACTTCTCCGGCGAGCAGGTCGACGCCATTGCACTCGCGATCGACAACATCAAGAGAGGCGCCGGCTTCGTCCTCGCCGACCAGACCGGAGTCGGCAAGGGTCGAGTCGTTGCGGCCATCCTCACCTACGCGCGCAAGAACGGGCTCGTTCCGGTGTTCTTCACCGCGAAGAGCGCGCTCTACAAGGACATGATGCGCGACTTGGAAGACATCGGGCACGCTGGAACGCGCCCGTTCGTCACCAACAACGACCTGCGCGGCGAGAACGCCATCACGCTCCAAGACGGAAGTGAGCTCGAAAACCTGCCGCCGAGCGAGTACGCCTCGGCCATCGACGAGATGAAGAAGACGGGGAAGCTGCCCGAGGGCTTCGACTACCTCTTCTCGACGTACTCCCAGGTTGCGTTCGACAAGGGCAAGCACTACGCGCGCCACGAAGCGCTCCTCGCGCTCGCCCCCAACGCGCTCATCGTCCTGGATGAGTCGCACCTTGCGGCCGGTCCGTCGCAGAAGCCGGAAGGGCGCCAGCCGAAGAAGGTGATGAGCGCGCTCGGCATCGAGGCCAAGGTCGCGCAGTTTGTCCGCGAGCTCGTCGCACGTTCGCAGGGGGTCATGTACTCCTCGGCGACGTGGGCGAAGTCGCCGAACGTCATGGACCTCTACCGGCGCACGGACCTTTCGATGTTGACCGGAGACCTCGAGCGCGCGTTCGAGGTCGGTGGAGTTCCTCTCCAGCAGGTCATCGCGAACATGCTCGTCGAGTCCGGGCAGCTCATCCGACGCGAAAAGGACTTCACGGGCATCAGCATCGAGCCGGTGACGGTCGAGGCGAACAAGGCGGCCGCGGAGCTCTTCTCGTCGACCACGCGCGAGCTCTTCCAGCTCGACCTCGGAGACCACGAAAACGGTCAGGCGGGGATGAAGGACGTCCGCGAAGCCGTGGCGTCGGGAATGCACGGCGGCGGACACGTTCAGGGTGGCGACAACGCGATCGGAGTCCAAGGTTCGCAGACCACCGGGTTCTCGTCGGTCATGCACAACCTGATCGCGCAGGGCCTTCTCGGGCTCAAGGCAAAGGCCGCGGTGCGCGAAGCGATCGAAGCCCACAAGCGCGGCGAGAAGCCGATCATCGCCCTTGCGAACACGATGGGCAGCGCGCTCGACGACTTCGCCAAGTACATGGGACTCCAGCCGGGAGACCTGCTCGGTGAGTACGACTTCCGGCGCATGTTCCTGCGCTACCACGACCGGATGCGTGTGCTCAAGCTCAAGGACGCCAAGGGCGTTTCGCACGAGCACCGCATCACGGACGCCGAGATCATGGAGCACGGCGGGCTTGAGCTCCTGAATCGCTACCTTCAGGCCGAGGAGGCCATCAAGGCGAGCGACTTCTCGGAGATCATCGCAAACTCCATCGACTACGCGCTCACCGAGCTGCGCAAGGCGGGGATCAAGGTCGAGGAGATCACCGGCCGCAAGCAGGTGATCGACGCCAACGGACGGCTCCAGATGCGCAAGAAGAGCGCGGCCATCCACAACGACCACATGGCCGCGTTCAACAGCGGCAAGCTCGACGCGCTCATCATCAACCAGAGCGCTTCGACGGGCTTCTCGTTGCACGCCAGCGAGAAGTTCAAGGACCAGCGCCAGCGCCACATGATCATCCTCCAGGCGCAGCCCGACATCAACGAGTTCATGCAGATCCTCGGGCGCATCAACCGCACGGGGCAGGTGCGCCTTCCTCTCTATTCGCTCTTGATGACGGACCTTCCCTCCGAAGTCCGTCCGGTCGCGAACCTCCTGCGCAAGATGGCGAGCCTGAACGCCAACGTGACCAGCAAACGCTCTGGGGTGATGACGGTCGAGGGCATCGACTTCATGAACGAGTACGGCGACAAGGTGGTGCAACGCATCCTCGCCGGAGAGGCGGAGATCGCCCACCTTCTCGACGTCAACCCGCACGACAAGGACGCTCTGGAAGGGATCGCCGCCAAGGCGACCGGACGAATGCCGATGCTCACGGTCGACGAGCAGCGCCGGCTTCTCGCTGCCATCGACTCGCAGTACCGCGCGTTCATCGAGGAGCTCGATGCGACCGGCATGAACAACCTCGAGGCGCGCGTGCTCGAGCTCGACGCCAAGGAGCTCGAGAGCAGCGAGCTCTTGCCTGCCGCGGACAAGACCGACTCGCCCTTCGGCGCCGCGACCAAGCTCAGCCTGATGGACGTGAAAAAGGTTCCGCGTCCGCCGAGTTGGGACACGGTGCAGGGGTTCGTGAAGCCGATGACGGAGGAGGATGTCGCCGGCTGGGTGAGCGATGCGACCAAGGAGTACGTCGACCTTCGGACCAAGACCTTCGAGCGCGAGAAGGAGTACGAGGCGCTGGCCGAGAACGGCACCGACAAGCAGCGCATGGAAGCCGAGAAGGGCATCGCGCGCCAGTGGAGGATTCGTGGCGAGGCGGCGCTGGCTGTGCAGTTCCTTGAGCGGTGGGTTGGTGAGTTGCGCCCGACCGAGGGTGGCGGTACGACGATCAACCTGGAGGGCAAGACGCTGCCCGTCGTGGTGACGTCGCTCACGCGCCAGGGGCACACGAAGAGCCGGCTTGCGCTCTCCGACTACGTGGTGACGTTCTACTCGCCCTACATGGGCGGGAAGCTGCGCATCCCCGCGTCGGCCTTCTACGGTGCCGACACGCGCTGGACGCTTCCGGCCTTTCACACCGACGTCTCGCGAGTGCGGCAGGAGTTCGAGGAGGCGTCTGCCCAGTCGCGCGAAGAGCGCTACATCATGACGGGCAACGTCGCGCGCGGGTTCATCTCGACG